CATTAGATCTTTCACAATTCAAATCTGCAGGTGTTTATACAGTTGAAATTGACCAATCAGAAAGAATAACTGTTACAACTCAATCTCTTAGATTAGTTCCTGGTTTTTCTGCAAGAGGACCTTTCAATTCACCTGTTTTTATACGATCAACTGCTGATTTACTTAAATTTTATGGTGAAAAAGATACTAAATTAGAAAGAAAAGGATCTTTCTTCCACAGAGCAATAGAAACTTGTTTATTGACTAGTCCTGTATTTGCATTGAATTTACTTAAAGTTAGTACTATCAATGATGCTAGTCTTAACAAAGATTTAGCACAAATGTTTTCTTTATCTTTAGATTCATCAACAGCTACAAGTTCAACTACACAAGATATTAATAGTGATTACTATTATAACTTTTTTAATAGAGAAAGATTTTGGAAAACAGATACAGATTATTTATTAGGAATAGGCGCTAACAAAGCAGGCGCAAGTACAGTTTTAAGCGCACCATTAATGCAAATTGCAAATATTGGAACCAAAACATTGTCATTTATTGTTAGAAAAGCTGTTGGAATACAAGGATTCAGTGCATACGCAGCCGATTGGTATGGTTCTGCATCAAATATTCCATACGAATGGGTTCGCCCTTATGACCTTATAAAAGATTTTTTCATCCAAATTATAGCTGTCGAAGGGGATTGGTCAGATTATTCAAATTTATCAATAGATCCATATTGGTCAACTTATTTTAATTCTACTGGTCTTATAAAATCTAAAGTATCAAGTTTCATAAATGATAATAATGTAAACTTAGTTGGTTCATGGACAGGTTGCATTATTCCAGATTTTAAAGATAAAACTGGAACGAATCAATTCATTGAAACAATAGTTAATGCGGCAACTCCACTTACAGGAATTTATATGAGTATCAATAAAGACGCTCTTGACCAATTGAATTGGGATTCTGATTCAGAAACATGGAAACTTGGTGATGGAAATGCTCCTGACACAGCAACATATTTAGTTGATTTAGTTGGCCATAATTTAATTTCTAGCACTGATGTTTCAACATCATTCTTAAGTTATGATATTGATATAACAGACGCATCACTTCATACAGATGTCTCAGCTTATGTATGGCCTACAGGAGATACAACTAGTAAATCATTTGTTGTAAATGCTTCTAGTGCGGCATATTTAACTGTTGGAACAATGGTTGAATCAAGTGCTGGAATACCTGGTATAACATATATTACTAACAAACTATATGTAGCTACTGGCGGTTTGTTTGCAGATTCATCGTATGGTTATAATATAACTACTGCTGAACCTGCAAAATTAGTAGGAACAGATTTAAAACTTCAAGAACCTTTGGAAGATCTTGTAACTTCTTATGCAGTATTTCCTGTTAGTGGTTTAACAATCACGAACAGACATTTACCTGGGTTTGACACAACTGGCGCGCCAAGTGCAGAAGATGGCGTAAGAAAAATATATGCTATGCTTGAAGATAGTGGAATAGAAAGAGGCTTGACTAATCCAGATATGATTGCTTACAGATATATTGTTGACACAATGTCTTATGGATTGCAATCAGAAATGGGGGGTAAATCATATCTGTCAAAACTTGCTAAGAAAAGAGGCAAGACTACAGCTATTTTGAATGCTCCTTCTATGTCTCAGTTCTCATCTTCACAAGATCCTTATTTCTGTGACACATTTGTATCTGGAGTTGATCCAACACCTGTGTTCAATACACAATACATACCTGAAGGTGGAAATCCAGATATGCCAAGATCATTTAAATTTAGTCTTCCTACTGAAGATTCAGGCGCAAGATATTGTGGAGTATTCGGCCCATTCTTGAAATATTCTGAAAATGGTAAATTGATTTCAGTTCCGCCAGCTGCAGATATTTCAAATGCTTATGTAAAGAAATTTTTAGGTGGAAACCCATACGCAATTGTAGCAAACAGAAATGGTATACTTGCAAATCCTAATCTAGCAGGTGTTGAATACCAAATAGACAAAACAGATAGAGACTATCTTGAACCATTTGGATACAACTCAATCATTGAAAGGCCCGCATCAGGACAAGTAATGATATATGCAAACGCCACAGCATACCAAACTGTAAAAAGTGATTACAATAATTTACATGTTCGTGAATTACTTAACACTATTGAGTTGCAAGTTGAAGAAGTACTTAAATATTATGTGTTTGATTACAATAACCCTGTAACTAGACTTAACATTATAAACTCAATTACACCTATTCTTCAATCAATACAAGATGCTGGAGCTTTAATTAAATATGAAGTAGTGATGGATGATACAAACAACACAGCTGATGTTATTGCTGATGGTTTTGGTATAATTGATATAAATGTGTGGATTACTGGTGCACTTACAAAAATCGTTAACAGAATTACAGTTAATAAAGTTACTGGTGAGACAACAGGCGGGTTTACAGTAGCATAAAAAAATTAAAAATAAAATAATATAAAAAATATTATGGCAGATAATTTCAAATCACAAGGAACTTTCGGCTTATCACATTGGAGAAGTTCAAGAGCTGCGCAAGAATTGTTCGAACCAGTATACCAAAATTTGTTCACTTTACAAATTTCATTGCCTGCTGGTCTTGGAGCAACTGAAGAAGATACTAATTTAGTTCTAGAAAATTTAACAGATATAGGCGGATTAAAATCTTCTAAGTTTCCAGCATCACCAGTAGCGCAGAATTATAAATGGGCTGCAAGAAGATTTGCAGGGCCAGTTCCAAGTGAAACTACAATGGATATAACACTTAATTTTGAAGTCAACTTAGACAAAACACCAAGTGTATACGTAGTCAAGACTCTTCGTAAATGGTGTGACCTTGTTTATGACCCATTAACAGGTAGAACAGGTGTCAAAGCTGATTATACTGCTCCATGGGCTCTTATAACAATGTATGATAGAGCATCACGGCCATTTTGGCAATGGAAATTATATTACATATTCCCTATAACAAGTATTCCAGAAGTTCCACTTAACTATACATCAGGAGATTTGTTCAAAGTTACAGGCTTTACACTTGCATGTGATACTTGGGATGAAAGTATTGTCTAATAAATAGTTACATAAATTATAAATTAAAGAGATAAAAGAAATTTTTATCTCTTTTTTATTTCACAAAACTTAAAATCATTTTGGATATATAAATTAAAAAATGAAAAAACACAAATACAGAAGTATTCAAACAGGTGAATTTATGTATTTATATGATAACGATTTGTTAGTATTAGACAAAAAAGTAGTTAAAGCCATTTACGAATATAGAACTGTCAGAGATAAAAATGGTAATACTTTTAATGTGTTAAAAGAAGATGAAAGATTAAAAACGGGCGAACTTTTTGCAGCAACGGCCAAACATATATGTAATTGCAAAAAACACGGAAGATCTATTATAACAAGATATAAACCTATAAACAATGTGCAAATACCATCTAAATATAAAATATATTGTCAAAAATGCATAGATGAATATTTAGATGAAAAATTCGAACCATCAGAACAGTTGATACAAGAATGCAAAGAATTTTTAGATAATTTTCATTTTACAACATCTAAACAACAAACAGAAAAATATTTTAAATACTATTTACCACAATTTTTTAAAATAATAAACAACTTGCCTGCTGAAAAATTTTCACAAAAAATATATATGTTCAAAAATGACATAAAAGAAATACCTGAATGCAAACATAAAAATTGTTATAATAAAGTTAATTTCTTAACCTCAGATATCGGTTTTACTGATTATTGTATTGAACATAGAAATTTATATTTTTCTAGTAAATATGAGGACAATATATATGAATTTATTAGCAGTATATATAATGGTCATGTATATAGAAATTATAGAAAATTTTCTAAAGAACTAGACATTTATATTCCTGACATGAACTTAGCTATAGAGTTTAACGGGTTATACTGGCATTCAGAATTGTTTAAAGATAAAAAAGAACATTATAATAAATGGAAACTTTGCCAAGACAATAACATAAAGCTTGTTACTATTTGGGAAGATGACTGGAACTTTAAGCAAGACATAGTCAAATCTATAATAAAGAACAATTTAAAATTGAACTTAACACATATATTTGCAAGAAAATGCCAAATAAAAGAAATTGAAAACATAGATAGTAATATATTTTTAGAACAAAATCATATTCAAGGAAAGTCATTGTCATCTATAAAAATAGGTCTATTCTATGACGATAAGCTTGTTTCTTTAATGACATTTGGAAAGAAACGAATGATCATGAAAGGAAAATCTCAAGAAAATGAGTATGAACTTCTTAGGTTCTGCAACAAACTAGATACTAGTGTTGTTGGCGGAGCAAGCAAGTTGTTCAAATATTTTGTAGACAATTATAAACCTAAACAAGTTATATCTTATGCAAATTG